CTTTGCTGAGCAGTCCGTCCCCGATCAGGTATTCCTTCTGAGATGCGAATACGTAGTTCTTGGAGTTACGCATCAGGAAGTAGTTCCTAGCTAGCATAGCCCCTGCCTTGTAAGAGAATCCCTTACGGCGTGCCTTCAGTACAATCAGGTGTTTGTTTGTTCTTCTAGCTTCGTTTACCGCAGTGAAGTAGTGATGGTCTCCGTCGTAGAAGGCAGGAAATGTTCTGTCTCTTCGGGCGATCTTGGTACCATCTGCCAGGAAGTCGTCTACGACTCGGTCGATGGGGCAAAAATTTAGGTAGAAGTAGTGGTATCCGGTTAGATCTAGGTATCCCTCTAAGCATCGTTTTCTTTCTTCATCCCAGTATTCATAGTACTCCTTTGTACCTGGGATGGCATCTGTGTAGAAGCCATGGTCCAAGTAGTACTGTGCTGCGGGTGAATATTTTTTGCTGTCTTTAAACATCGTGCAGTATCTCCATAATCTCCTTCACCCTATGCTCTGTGGAATGTTTGGTTTCTACTATATGCCTAAGCTCCTTCTGTACTTCAACATTTGGTTCAAAGTTTTCTATCATCTCTTTAACTTCTGCAACCTCATCAAAGTAAGTTATCAATTCATCGGGAAAGAAAAAGTCCATCTGTGATGTTCTGTTTGAAATTATGTGTGTGCCGCATGCAGCATATTCAAGTGCTTTGGCACGCACCTGTGGTACTATGGGGCTGTCCGTATGTATAGCCCCTGCTGCATTCTGCAGAGATGCAACATAGTTCAATCCTACCTCTCTCTTTCGCGGAAGTATTCTGTGTATCCTTCGCCTAAGTGGGTACTGTCTATTTACTGTACATGGCATAATAATACCCTCCCCTCCGTATGAGGGAGTAAAGTATTTAGTGTCTACCGACCAAGGTAGCCAACTGCCATTCTCTGGTGTTCTCCCATCTTCGTCTGCACATCTGTAGAATATGTAGTTAATGCCTTCGTAGAATTTGTCTGAGAATGATCGGTAGCAGCTGTCGTTATCAAACAGCACAGTTTTTACTTTGTGCTCCTTTACCCTTTTCAGTAAGTTCCCATAGTCCTTCCACCTGCTGTATTGGGACAGCAGCACTATGTCGTAACTGTCTAGATTGATTTCCTCTGACATGAATAAAGCGGAACCAGGCAACGAGTCGATTACATCATTGTTGACTCTATAGTTAGCACTATTCAAGTCCATCTCACTACGTAGTTTCAGTATCCTCATTTTACGAATTGTATATGACACCAAACTTCTTCTTCCCATCCACCAAGACTTCTGTCTCCCCTGAGCCTATTGCTGCCCATAGTTGTAGGAACAATGAATTTTCTGCCTGCCTCTGGATGTCATCTATGATGATCACCTTCCCACCCATCTTTAGTTCCTCTACATAGTTCAGTATTCCTAGCCTCCCTATTTTGCCTGGGGGCCCATCGATTAGGAGCATGTCGTAGTCTTTGGGTACTTCGTCTATCACAGCTGGATCGTACCACCCATCTACGATTGGGGCATGGTAATAGGTAATGCCGTCGTACTTGTTCATCCACTTCATGTCGTGCTCAATGCAGTGCATGTCGTAGTGCTCGCTAAGCTTGTGACTACCGGACCCACTCCCCATCTCCAGTATTTTGACTGGTTGTGGGGATCGTTCTCTGATCCAGTTGTACAGCTTCTCTCCTATGGCCCACCCGCCTAGACTCATTGTGAATACTTGTTTGTGATGACACCACCTCTGTTTGGGTTGTCTTTCTGCTGATGCTTCTTGACAATCTCCTCAAGCTCATCCAAACCATTCACCACCTTGCTCATGTTTGACAGGTTGGCGATCAGGTCCTTGGCATGATAGATGGGCTTCCCATTATCATCCAGTATGTTTAGGTCTACTGTCCTAAAGTACTTCTCCAACTTGGTGACTGATGCCCTAGCAGATTTAAGGAGTTTTATGGCTGATGTTTCAGACAGTTCCTTATACTTATCTATCGCACCTCTCACTTTAGGGGTGAACTTAACCTTTAGGTCTTGACTTATTTTTTTAACCCTCTCACTCTCGTCGTACACAGCGTAGGGGGATCGGTGATCAGAGTAGAAGTACACAGCCCCCAACTCCTGGGATTTCAATCCTTTGAATTCCTGGATGGTGAGTGCATAAGCGCTTGGAACAACTACGTTATTACTTACGGTTATCAGGTCCCTCATTGTTGAGATACTTTAATCTTCCGGGGAGTACGTGAAACTTGCCTAGGTAAGGCAGTCTTACAGGTTCGAACTCTCCTGCCCTAATGATGTCTGCGGTGTACTTGAACTGGTAGTAGACTGCTTCCTCAACCTTCTGTATCGGTAGATTGTACTTGGTCGCCAGTATCTGGAGTATCACCCTTTGGTTCATTGGACTTAAGTTTTACTTTCTTCCCTTTTTCACCAACCTTGATTGGTTCCCATCTTACTTCGTTCTTGTCCGGGCATTTGGCTGTTGCCCATTTGGCTTTGTGCTCAACCAAGCATCCGCACAGTCCGCATCTCTCTATGTCCTTCTTCAGGTGAGGACATTCATGGCATGCTTCCAACCTCTGCTTGTATTGCTCTGGGGTAACACTTGGTGCTCCCTGCTTTGCAAACTCGTAGGCCTCTCTCGCAAAGCCTTTCACCATTTTGTAGATAGACTTCATTGCTTTTGAATTTCAATAATTACTTTCTCGTTCAGCTCTAGGAGCTTGGAGACCCTGTACCCGTTCTTGGTTTTTACAATGGCCCCCTTGTCCTTCAACCTCTTGACGTAGATGTTCAGAGTATTGGCCTCCTTGATACCTAGATCCTCAGCTACAGCCCGCTTGTTGGAGGCAGAGCATAGATTGATTGTGGTACTCAAGTCTATAAACTTAGACAATACCTGCATCTCCTTATCAGTAAGTTCCAATATACCATTGAACACTTGAATAAACTGATAGGTGGTGCTTGGGTTAATCGTTATTTTTCTCGACATCTTTAAATACTATTTTAGCACGGCCCTCATCTATGTTTATCCTAGATGTTATTGACTGCCTGTTGAACTCTTCTACGTACACAGAGATGGACTCTCTAGTACATAGAAACGACAGAAATACTTCAAGCTCCTTTGCGGCACGCCCGACTCCTGCAATCTGATCCACTGCTTTTGTCTTGGCCTGCTTAAGTTCCTCGAAGTCTTCTAAGGATATGGTTACGGTTCCCTTCATGTTGGGATTACTCCACAAACTTGAAACTCGTTAATCATTACATAGTCATTGCCCTCAATATCCACAATCAATCCTTCTGAGGTTGGGTGCACCATAACTGTGTCACCTTCCTTGACCATTTCACATTTTGGTCCGGCAGCAATTACTTGAAGAATGTTGCTACGCAAAGAGTTCTCTGCGCCCCCGGTCAGGAGAATGCCAGCATCTGTTTGGTCCTTACGTTGAAGTGGGAGGACAATCCAGTCCCGTGTTGGTTTAAAGTTAATCTTTGACATTGTTGCTTGATTTGCAACAAATATATAAAAGATTTATCTATAACCAATACTTTAATTCTGGGAACACACTAACTAGGTGATCTAGGTCTGCGGGTTGGGCTCTGTGGGTATGCACATGTATGTCCTCCCCAGTCTTTATATCTAGTGCTGCTTCAAACTCTCTGTAAGAGATGGCCTCTACTCTATCTCTCCCCACTGTTTTGTTCGTCATCCCATCCAGATTGCTGTTTCTCTCTAGGTTATGGACAAACCTCCCAGTCTTACCTATCTCTTCCCACAGGTCTCGGCGTGACCCCCTTCCCACTTTGCTTATTTTCCTGGCTGCTCTGGTGTAATAGTGGGTGCATGTTTCGTTGCCTTGGTGTAGGGCAATGAAGTTTCTAAGACCAAAATACTCCTTGCCTCCTCGTGCTGCATCTATCCAGGCCTGTATGTATCTGTCAGACAGCAAGTTATTGCTATCCATCTCGAAAAGGTAGTCCCATTCGTACTGCAACGTGTTCAGCATTGCATTGTTGTACTTGGTTGCAACTGGGAAGTTGGGCTCTTCAAATACGTTGTATCCCCTCAGTAGGGCACGTGCCGTGTGATCTGGCTCTGAAGATGTGATGAGTACCTCAGACTCTATGCCTGCCTCTTTTAGCCTCTGCTGTATCCTGTCAAATCCTCTGTAAGTAAGCTCTGTAACTTCCGGCCTTTTCCACACGAGTGTGTGTATCAGTACTTTCATAGATGGTTTGGGAATTTTTTGCTGACCTTGAATCCAGGACATGCCTTTGAACTGAACTCATTGTGTCCGTGCAATGTAAGGTGTTTGTCCCACACCATTCGCAATGAGTATATCAATTCTTTGAGTGCTGCCTCTTGACAGTCATTCAGGGTGTCCTTGGGGTTCATGTCTGTGTCAGCTCCCCCAATATAGCAGATACCAATGGAGTCATCGTTGTGTCCCTTCGTGTGTGCTCCTGCGATATGTATGGGTCTTCCCCCTTCTATCGTCCCGTCTAGCTTGATCACATAGTGGTAGCCTATGTCTGACCACCCATTCCCATTCACGTGCCAGTCTCGGATTGTTGCTGCATCTATGTCTCTCTCTTCTGGAGTTGCTGAGCAGTGTAGGATTATGCGATTGATTTCTCTCATGGATACAAGTATTCCCCCTTGGTTTTGTGTTTAACGTTGGATTTCCACTCGCCGTGTTTAGCCTACGTGGGGGCATTTCTGTCAGCCTATAGCCTTGTTCCCACCCGAGTTTTATACCAACGCACTTTTCGAAACTACCGGGGACAACGTTCACTGCCTATGGTGACAGCTACTGTAACCCGATGTCTAGGCCCCTTTTTGGTTACCGAGGGCCGGTCGCTTGTGCGGTCTCTTGGCAAATATACATCGGACACTACTATGACACAATAGTTGCTCAAAATTTTCTATCTTTACACACAAACAAAAGTCTCAAACTATGCGTTCATTTATACTCTCACTTTTTGCTATCACCTTAGCACTCAATATATCAGCACAGGAGTGTGCTACCGATCTTCTGCCTCAAGTTAAGATTATGGGGCTGAACCGGTCAGACGTCAACTTGGCTGATGTAGAGGTTGCCACTCTCCCCGTTGTGTTCCATATTATGCACCTTGGGGAACCTATTGGGGAAAGCTTCAACGTATCTGATGAGCAGGTTCTAGAGGCACTGGTTGAGAGCAACAACCACTTCAGAAAGGTGCCTGGTAGTACAGGTGATGGTATTGGGGTAGATACCAAGATAGACTTTTGCCTTGCTCAGAGAGATCCCAATGGGAATCCTACGACTGGTATTGTTAGGTATGACCTGTCTGGGTATCCTGCATACGTCAACAATGGTGTTGCTGTTAGTGGGTTGGATGATGGTATGCCGGACCTGCAGCTTAAGTCACTTGGGTGCTGGGATGTGGATAGGTATGTGAATGTGTACATTGTTACTCAGATCAATGGGAGCAACGGCATCAACGGGTATGCATACCCCGGTCCTACAAATAACTGTTTGGATGGGGTTGTTCTTCGGTACTCCAAGTTTGTGATTACTGACTCCAACCTTGGTAAGACTTTTACGCATGAGCTTGGTCACTACTTGAACCTTCAGCATACCTTCCTAAATACCTTCGACTGTGGGTCTGAGGGCAACTGCGAGACACAGGGAGATATGGTGTGTGATACACCCCCGACGATTACCAACGTATCCTGTGTGAGTCCTGCATGTCCTGGAGCCATGGTAGAAAACTACATGGATTATACGGGTCAGGTGTGTAGAGATTCATACACGCAGGGGCAGGCAGAGAGAATGCATGCATGCATAGTAAATGAGAGAGCGGACCTGATTGACAACTTGAACTGCGTACCCCCTGTAGACTTCGATGCTGGTTTGGCTAACCTTGTATACAAGCCAGAGTTCTGCTTGGAGAACCAGGATGTCTCAGTCAATGTGATTGGGACTGCGCTCAATACCATGCCTGCAGCGACTGTTGTTCTTACAGCGAATGGTGTGTCTTATGAGCAGTGGGTTTACGATGTGGAATATGGGGGCTCGTACGAGGTGGTGTTTGAGGGGGTACCTGTGCAGGGTGACTTTGATGTTGTTCTTGTCTCTGAGTCTGATCAGTATGCAGGCAATGACTCTCTTTCTGGGAACGTGGCATACTCTCCTGGTGCATTGTGGGAGATGGACTTTACCAGTGGGTTCTTTGCAAGCGAGACCAACTGGGTGCTTGTGGGGCAGGATAGCAAGGATGTGATTATTGGGGATGGTCCTTGGAGTGCTGGGATTACAACTCGCAGCTACGAGACTTGTCTGTCTAGTGGGTGCTACAACTTTATTATTGAGGATGCAGGTGGGGATGGTATTCAGTATGGGGGTGAGGTAGACATGTTCCTGAACGGTGAGCTTATTGGGGTTGATGTTTCAGGGGATGACTGGAGTCAGCTTGTCTTTGACTTCTGTGTTGATGGGGTCGAGAATGACTGCATTGCAGACATAGACAATGATGGGGTTGTTGGGGTAGAAGATGCATCTCTCTTGATGAACGACTACCAGTGTGTGGGTGATTGTGTTGGGGACATCAACGGGGATCAGATTGTTAACGTGCTCGACCTGCTGGAGTTCTTGACTGAGTTCGGGAGAACAGATTGCCTTGTTGAACCTGCTTTGTCAATAGGTGTTGTTACGTCTGTCACAGAGCTTGAGGGTCAGCTTGAACCAAGCACAAACGGGCAAGCATCTGGCAAGCCTGTGTATTACGATATGTCTGGGAGAGTTGTCCCGGGACCTGTCGAAAATCTTGCTTCTGGTATTTACATCGTAAAGTGTAACCTGGAGACCAAGAAGATATTTGTTCAATAACTAAACTTTGATGAATGATTAAGAAGCTTATTTGGTTTTTGATCCCACTAATGTCTTGGGGTCAGTGTGACATAGAGATCTACGGGTTCAATCCGATATCTACGGATCTTACACTTGTAGTTAACAACGGTCAGTGCGGGACAGAGGCAGATAGCATTGGGGAGTTTATTCTCGGTCTGTCGTTCAACCCCCCTGTTTTCCCATCACCGTTCCAGTGTCTTAGTGAGGACTCCCAATGGGCTCTACTTCTTTACCCCTTGAACTTCCCAGGCTTTGAGATAGGTCAGGGGCCTGACAATATCCTGCAGACGGGGGATACTATTACGTTTAATATACTTGACGATACTCCTCTTGCTGGGAGTGGGACCCTTATGTGCTGGAGAAATGCGCTCCAGATTGGGTCCTATTTTGAGGAGTGCGTTATTCTCACAATTTTCCAGATCAATGACAGTGAGACAATACTTGGGGGACCTGGACTGGGTGGTTTCCCGTACCCAGATGTAAACATCCCTAACAACTTCCTGCAGTTCTCGCTGGCTGGTTCTTGCTACCCACCTCCTCCCCCGATTGTTTACGGGTGTATTGATGCGTCTGCTTTCAACTACAACGAGTTTGCTACGATAAGTGACGGGAGTTGTCAGTATGGGGGATGCTTGGATGAGGAGGCAAGCAACTATGACTCTACTGCTGATGTGGATGATGGGAGCTGTGTGTACTCTGGGTGTCTGGATGTCAATGCATACAACTATGATGAGCAGGCTACTGAGGATGATGGTAGTTGTGTCTACCAGGGATGCCTAGACTTTGAGGCTCTGAACTTCTGCGAGGAGTGTACGATTGAGGGGGAGTGCATTTACGGCCCAGATGACCCCGACTGCAATGACCCGTGCATCAAAGCCCCCAACGTATTTACCCCGAACGGGGACAACATCAATGAGTTCTGGCAGATTATAACGATTGACGAGTGCTGGTTGGAGTGGGACTGCAGACTCTACAACAGATGGGGTGATACTATATGGTACTCAGCCGACCCATCAGATAGATGGAGTGGTGATTTCCTTGGGAGCCCTGTTTCAAACGGGGTATACGTATGGACTCTCAACGCTAGAACGTTTGAGTCTAGGAAGGTTATAGAAATGTCTGGGCACGTTACCGTGCTCCGTTAACGAGACTTAAGTCTGTCGTTACCTGCCTTGTCCGCGATATGCTTTCTTGTAGTTCTTGGACTTCTTGTGCACAGAACTTTTTGTCTTAGCATGCACTCCAGGGCGGGAGACGTTTTTACGTACGTAGATGTCAAATGCTGATTGCTTGGCCATAATAGTGTGGTTTACATTTGCAAATATAGGACAACTTAACTAAGTTAGCATTGTACCACAGGTATAGAGATGGCTAAGACGAAAATAAAATTTAGACCCATAACAACTGCTACAGCGAAGATGCATGATCCAGAGCTGTACTCCATTATGGGTAACGTCAGGGATTTGCAGTACAAGCTAAATGTGAAGCCATTCATAGAAACTTTCCACTGGACTAGACTTCCTCGCTAAGGCGGGGATTTTTTTTGGGAAAAATTTTTGAGAGCGGAATCCTACACCATCACAGACCCCTACGATGTATCGGGTTTGGGAATACCCCGACCCTTTTAGTAACCTACCAATATGATAAGTGGAGTGCGCATCTAACATACACCACATCTAAACTTAAGCGCATGTAGTAACTGAGGTAGGTTACTATTTGTCTAACCTTATATCCATACACCATGGTACTTCCTATTAAGCAACGCACCTACGAGTCAGGCAAGGTGCTTCACTTCGTCATCAAGGATGGCTTGGCCTACAAGATTCTTGCTGACATCACCAAGTTCTCTAACGCTGAGCACTTCTTCCGCAACTTAGTTTACTCTGCACCTGATGCTACGTCTACCAACAAGGAGACTGGCGAGGTGTTCACAAACCGCTGGTGCACTGTCCGCTCTTACGAGGAGCAAGACTTCAGCTTCAGCTGATGACTTGGGGGGAGCTACGGCTCCTCCCTTGTTTTGTCTGTACCATCAGAGACATTCGAAACACCATCAGAGACCCATTCGAACCTTTAGACGTTAAGACTTAGACTGTTTGTAAGTGTAGCCTCTTGGCTTCACACACCACTTTCTCCCACTTTTCGACACCATATACTTTCATTCACATTCTATTCTATTACATTCCCATGAACACAGTCTACTACCAAGGTCAGTACATCACCTACTCTTCTTACCTCAACAGCATTGCAACACAATACTAATCATGGCTAAGAACGTACTCAACAATCTTGTACTCGACAGATACAAGAAAGCCAAGCGTGATGTAGTTACACTCGGGTCATCACTACTCGAGGAACGTCAACGCATTCAATCACAAATCTCCAACCTGCAAGAGCAACTCAAGCAGATCAACGAAGAACTCAAATCAAACCAAGCTCAATGAAAGACACACTCGTCCGCTACTTACTCGTAGCATCAATGGCACTACTCATTGCATCACTCACATCATGTGGTACAATGACACATTACTCATCAAGCTACTCTACATGCGCAGCTTATCAGTAATACTACTACTGCTAGTCAGTATAAGTACAGCACAATCTCAAGTCTACTGCTGTGAGGCGTTCGGTTACATACAGGATAACCACAAGAACTCTTACTGGGGGTCATTCAAGGAAGACATGACCATGATTGAGGTTACAGATAGGGACAGATGCAGTGAATCGCGTCTGCTCCCTATCACCGTGCTTGAAGTAAAACGTAGACGCAAGAATACTAGGATCGAGATCGTCATACACTCTGATGATTTCGATTGTTGCACGTACCTGATAAAGCTATCGAACTACACGTACGATAAGTTTTATCTCAACTAATGGCGTAAGGTGACGGCCATCAACAGTCACCAATTCTATTCTTTTATTTTCTTTTATCATGGCACAAGCCTATGAAAACGCCCTGGCAACGGGCCAAGTTGTCATCCGTAAGTGGTGGGTTAACACTAACTCCTCCAAGAACCAAATCACTGTTCAGTTCCAGCAGGAAGTTGAGCGTCCAGCATCTGCTGCGTCAGCCAACAGCTTGTTGATCTCACTCGAACAGGGAACTGAAGCTCTTGGTAATACGACTCGTGTTACTGCCCTTCGTTCGTTCAACGCAGACAAAGCTGCTGCCATCCTTGGATCTCGTGAAGGAGATGCTACTCAGGGTGGTGAGACGATGTTTGCAAATGACTTCTATGCACAGCTCGGCGCTCCTGCCGGTACAGAGCTTGCAGTGCAAGTCACTGAGAACTTTGAGAAGAATCCCTACTCAAAGACTCAGACGCCTAAAGTCAACCCATCTACTGGTGAGGTTGTAATGGCACACAACGATTCTACTGGTACTGAGATGCCAGTGTATCGTCACACTGACCTTGTTGTTGCATCTACTTGCAGCCACAAGTTTATCAGTGCATCGCAAGAGGAGGAAGCTCCTCGCGCAGCCATCGGTCGTCCGCAGTTTGCTGACGCTGGTGAGTTGATGTCGTAATGCATCAACTAGCCCATACATAGGTTAGACACCTACAATAGAACCCTGCCTCGATGGGCGGGACCAACAGGGTTCTATTTTTTCAATCAGCCGAAGTGTATTTTTTTTACAGTCTTGATTGCATGACCAGCAGACAGACGAACTTAAACCAAACAACCAATGGGTAAGATGAAAGAGATCGCAATGATCATTCAAGACGGGGACGTAGACACATTGTCCACCATCATTGATCTTGCAAAAAGAAACAAACGTTCCGGTGTATTCTTTCGAGGTAGGAACCTTACGTTTGAAGAAGCGGACACCATGCTAAACTTTGCACTAGATGAAATCAATAAGATTCGTAGGTCAGAACAGCCCCCTCAATGATATCCCGACAGCGACGATACAGGAATGCCAAGCTTATTGTAAAAGCAAGACAGTTCTGGGGGTGGACACCGAGACAGAGGGTTTCGACTTCACGTGCAAGAAGCTCATCATGTTCCAGATTGGGGACAAAGACAGGCAATACGTCATCGACACACGCACAGTCAGCATCGAACCCCTCAAACAAATACTCGAGTCAAATGAGATCACAAAGATTTTTCACAACGCTAAGTTCGACTACAAGTTCATTAAGAAGTGGGCTGGAATATCAGTTCAAAAAGTATACGATACGTTTCTTGTCGAAAGAGTTATCAATTGTGGTAAACAAGACCATGGATACTCTCTTGCCCGGTGCACAGAGAGATACCTCGGTCACACTCTCGATAAAGAGACCCGCAACAAGTTCATCGGTCTCAAAGGTCAACCTTACACCGTCGATCAAATTACGTATGGGGCCAACGATGTGGTTTATCTGCTGGACATACGGGAGAAACAGCTTGCACTACTTCGTACGTATGAACTGGAGCAAGTCGCCCGTCTGGAGAATGAAGTAGTCAGAGTATTTGCTGAGATTGAGTACGAGGGTCTGGACATTGACAAGGACAAGTGGACAGTTATGGCAGAAAAGAATGTCAAGCTGGCATTTGAACAGGAGATCAAGCTAGACAAACTGGTATTGGAACACCCTTTGCTACAGCAGTATCGTATCCCAGTACAGGTGGATATGTTTGCTCCCATGGAGGAGACTAGGCATACTCACATCAACTGGGGCTCCCCTATGCAGACCCTCAAACTATTTAGAAACCTAGTACCTGAACTTGAAGATGTCAACGGTAAGAAGCTCAACAAGTACAGGTACAAACACAAACTAATCGATGAATATATACGCTATAAGGAAAGGACAAAGCTCGCAAATGCCTATGGAACTAAGTTCTTCAACTACGTCAACTCAGACGGGAGAGTGCATACAAACTTCTCGCAAATACTTGATACTGGACGAGTATCTTCCTCTAAGCCTAACATGCAACAGATTCCGGGCGACAATACCTTTAGAAATTGTTTCGTCGCACCAGAGGGATGGGTCTTTGTCTCGTCCGATTACTCTAGTCAGGAACTAAACGTCATTGCATATGGAAGTCAAGACCCTGTTTGGTTGGATGCCCTTGAAAAAGGTCTCGACCTCCATGGTGTATGCGCCGACCTTGTCTTCGAAGATAAGTGGAGGAACGCTGACGCTGATGAAAAGAAGAAGCTACGCACGCAGATTAAGGCGATTAATTTCGGACTGGCCTACGGAATGGGACCCTTTAAACTGGCGGACACACTCCAGATATCAAAGCACGAGGCTGAGGCACTTATAGAGAAATACTTTACAGAGTTCCCCAACATCCGTGACTTTCTACAAAAACTTGGTACGTTTGGTACACGCAATGGCTATATTCGTACCTTCAAGCCCTTCAAACGACGTCGCTGGTTTGACAACTGGTTCCCTAAGATTTGGAATGACAGGTCAAAGATGCAGGAGTTTGGGAGCATTGAACGTGCCAGTAAGAACACACCCATTCAGGGTAGCTCTGCGGATATGACTAAGCTTGCGCTTATCTACATATACAAGGAGATACAGAAGAACTGGAGGGGTGATGTCAAGATTGTCATGACTGTCCACGATCAAATCGATACGATCTGCAAAGAGAATATCGCAGGAGAGTGGGCTAGAATGATGACAATGGAGATGGAGAGAGCTGCGAAGGTCATTGTACCTAATGGCTTGCTCAAAGCCGATACAAACATCTCTCAAACGTGGGAGAAGTAGTATCATGCCTCGGTAGCACAACTGGATAGTGCAACAGCCTTCTAAGCTGTAGGTTGTGGGTTCGAGTCCCGCTCGAGGTACGCGTGTGAGGCGACAATAAGCCTGCTCGCAGTTTTCATTCAATTACAGGTGAGGGGCTGGTGAAACGTCACTGGCCCCTTTTTGTCGCTAAAACATTTTTCAAACATTTATATCATGAAACATTTTATTGCTATCATTTTGATGGGGGGATTTTCTATCCTCAGTTATTCTCAAAACCTTCGGGTTGAAAAAGTAGATGAGTTCACAGGGAACGTCATCAAGGTTACTGAAAGTGTCAAAGCTGGTACTCGTGGTAACAACAAGCTGTACATCTCTGTTCGCAGGGTAAATGATTCCTATGCACTGGAGCTTTGGAGTACATCAGATCAGGGATGTGGTGGTGCAGCTGGCAACTACGCAATTCTGCTGTCTTCAGATGGGGAAAACATTAAGTACAGTTCAGACATTCTAGACGTTGATTGCAGTGACACTGCTTCTTCTTTGTATGTCATCAACATTGAAGAGCTGAAGAACTTCGATGTATCTAAGATTAGGTTTGCTCAGTCAGATACGTACGATGACTTTTCGTACGAGTGCGAGTACACATTTCAAGAACTAATCAAAGCTGTGGAATAATCACAGCTCCAGCGCCCTTAGCTCAGTGGTTAGAGCAGATGACTCATAATCATCCGGTCGCAGGTTCAAGTCCTGCAGGGCGCACAAATAGATTCACAACATGGACAAACTCCTTAACCCTTATCTCTACCCAGGGCTAGCTCCTCAAGCAAGAAAACAGATAATGTACAAGACGTGCTTCGACAAGGGGGAACTCCTCATCATTGCAAAAGCAGTCTGTAAGGAAAGCGATATAGAGCTTGACGAGCTAACGAGTAGCAAAAGGGATGCGAATCTGGCTGATGCCAGAAAGATATTCTATCACCTGAGTGGTAGAAAGCTATACAAGTTTACGCGCAAGAGGCTCGGTGCGTACACGGGTAGGGATCAATCGACAGTTACTTGCGCAATGCAGCGGTGTGAGGACCTGTTGGATATAGATCCCAAGTTTAGAGCCCTATACAAGGACTGTTGGGAAACAGCCACAATACAACTAAACTCCTTTGGATACGAGTTTCGACAGAGTATCCTTAACCAAGAACAAAATGAACAAAGAAACAGAAAGCTATCTTCTTTCGCGTATTGACAACGTGGAGAAGCAAGTCAAGACACAGAGACGTCAGCTAGTAAATTTGATTGTTAAATATAATGAGTTAAGCTATGAGCAAAACATGGGAAACAGACATCGAGAGCGACGTGGGAACGTTACGACTAAAGATTGAGTATTTTATAGACTACGGTCAGAAGGGCGATTATGACTCCCCTAGCATTGAACCAGGTGTAGAGATTGAAGAGATGGAGCTGTCTATCAAGAAGCTCGATCCTGATGTAGTACAACACTTGCGTGAAGAAATACTAGAAGAGGTAGTATACTATGACCCAGAAGACGATAGAGATTAAATCAAAAGAGCAGAGCAATGCCCTCAACGCATGGCATAAGGAAGGATATCGCGGTAGCATTATTGCTGGTACTGGTTTTGGGAAAAGCCGGTGCGGTGTTCTGGGTGTTGCTCACTCTATCAAAGATGGTGGTAGAGCTCTTGTTCTTGTACCTACTACGCAGCTTCAGGATCAATTCGAACTGGAGTTCAAGAAGTGGGGCAAGACACACTTGCTCTCAAGAGTAGACATACTCTGCTATCAGTCTGCACACAAGCTAGAAGGTGAACACTACGAGATCGTAGTATGCGATGAGGTTCACCTCGGCTTATCCCCGGTCTATCGTAGGTTCTTTGAGAACAATACATACGATAGGCTGCTGTGCATGACAGCAACACTACCGGAAGACATGGAGTACAGAGCACTGCTGCACAAACTGGCTCCCATTGTATACCTCATTACCCTGGATGAGTGTGTATCTATGGGGCTTGTAGCACCTTACGATGTGTACTGTATTCCTGTCGATCTTACCCCAGTAGAGCGCGCAGCCTACAAGAAAGCAAACAACCTATTCGTACAATGCAAGTACAGACTGGGTGGGTTTGATGCTTTCAATATGGCCAGCGCAATCTTGAAGGGTGCTCCGGGGGACAAAGGAGCTGCAGCTCAATTCTTCAATGCCATAAGACAGCGTAAAGCAGTCGTGCAACATGCTTCAAACAAGATATCAGCATCAAAGCTATTGGCACAACATCATGCAGGTGAGAAGATTCTAACGTTCTCAGGGACGAATGAATTCACAAACATGATGGGTGAAGAACTGGGTGGTTTGGTGTATCACTCTGGTAAGACCACAAAGGTCAGGAGAGATATACTGGATGAGTTCAAAGAGTCCGATGATGCAATCCTATGCAGTACCAAGGCCTTGAACCAAGGCATGGACGTACCTGACGTAGGTGTTGGGATTATTGCAGGGCTTGAAAGCAAGTCCCTGCCTATGATCCAAAGAGTTGGGAGATTGATTCGCTTCAAGAAAGGGAAACGCGGGAACATATACATACTGTATGTGCGTGATTCTCAGGAAGAGAAGTGGATGCAACAAGCAACTAGTAGTTTGAATAATGTTTATGTAGGGGTAACCCTCAACCAAATCCTTAATTAATATGTGTGCAAACACCCGATACTCAGTAGAGGACGATCAGCTCATCGTAAAGATGGTGGAGTCCGCAAAGAACAAATGCCTTGGCTTTGAGAAAGCAGCCAAAAAACTTGGTAGAAGTGATACTGCAGTCATGCAGCGTTACTACAACCAATTGCTCCCTGCAAAGAAGAGAGCTGCTAGGAAAGTGCTCAAGCAAAAGGCCCCAAGAACAACTGACAAGATAACTGGTGCTGAGAAGGCCGTAATCTCTGTCAACGGTGTAGAAATTACCGTACTGTTTAAATAATTGTAATGCTCGTAGAAGTCAACACAGAAGTTCTAAAGAAGTTTGGAATAAGTGCTGATGATTTCTTATATTTGTACCTCTTGCATGCCAATGCTAGCCATGTTGGTAAAGAGTTAGACCTCAAACCAAACCTAGAGGACCTGCAAACCAAGGGCCTAATTAAGCTGGGGGACAAGCCTTCAGAACACGTAGTCCGATACGAGTTCTTGACAATAGTTGAGGACGACTTCGGTAGAATGTGGTCTGAACTTGTCTCCCACTTTCCTCTAAAGGTTATGGCAAAGGATGGTCTGCGCATGCTTAGAGCAAGAGACGCAAACGCAAAGACAAACCAGAAGTCAAAGAGAGCTTACGAAAAGTACGTGGGTAAGGACAAGACAAAGCATGACCACGTCATGAAGTGTCTCAAGAACGAACTCATGCATCGTAAGCACACTAACTCTCTGGGTTGGATGCAGCAGCTCCAAACGTGGGTTAACAACCACACATGGGAGAAGTATGATACAATAGACAATGACAAATCAACAGCCTCCCAATCAAGAATCACACGCAAGCTATGACCTAACAGGCATCAAGGAACTCAAGCATATCTCTCAAGACGTCAACAAATCCATTGCTGAGGTCAAGACTGCTATGTACGGGAACCGTAGAGTCTACCCCACCAAGTGGCCAAGACTCAACAGAAACCTGATGGGGGGCTTGCAGCCCGGTAAGATGTATGTAATCGCAGGTCGTCCTGGTGTGGGTAAGTCCGCTTTCTCTAACCAGTTGATCTTCGACATACTAGATACTAACGCACACAAGAACGTAGTTGTTCTGTACTGGAGCTTTGAGATGCCGGGGTATCAGCAGATACTTCGTGCAGGTTCAAAGGACACCAAGATGCAGACATTCGAGCTCTTGTCTGTGGAGAATAAACTCTCTGACGAGAAGTTTAAAGCCTACGAGGGTATGGTACAGAAGTACAAGGACTACCCAATCTTTTTCTGTTCTATTCCACAGGACATGGAGAAGGTCAAGAAGATCAATGAGGATGTGTTTATCAGGTACCCTGGTACGACAGTCATCAATCTGATTGACCACTCTCGTCTTGTGAAGGGAAATGCTGACACAGAACTGCAGAGACTCAATGTATTGTCTAAGGCATGCATGTGGATGCAGGCTAGGATGACATGCATTACGATACTGCTATCACAGCTCAACCGTAACATTGAACAGGAGTTCCGTGCCAAACAACAATACCAGCCCCTCTTGACAGACCTATTCGGTGGTGACTCTATTGGTCAGGATGCACACGTAGTGATGATGCTACAGCGTCCCAATGACCTGTATGGTATTACGGATAGCTATTGCGGTGAAGACCCTGTTGGTCTCATGGCAGTACACATCGAGAAGAACCGTGATGGTTTGCTTGGTATGATACCTTTCGAAACAGACCTATCAACCTTTACGATCAATGAACGCAGTCAAAGTAGTGGTGGTTGATGACAAGGATAAGAAGGGTAATCCCATCAAACGCAGATATATTCTGCAGACGAATGGGGACTGTGCAGTATTCAGAGAGCATCTTCTGGGGGGATACAGGCCTATACCTCTACCTGAGGGCTGTGAAGTACGGTACAAGAAGCCGAAGGATGGTCGCATCCCAATACCTTATCTAAAGTGTAGTAAGAATTTCAAAAAATATGAGTGAACTAGTACTTCCTAAGAAGGTGGTTAAAGCAGCACGCAAATCACCTAAGAACATGATTATCTATGGTCCACCGAAGATCGGTAAGACCACAGCTCTCTCCAAGCTTGAGAACTGTCTCATCATTGACCTAGAGGATGGGTCAGATATGGTGGACGCACTCAAGATCAAAGTCAACTCCCTCGCTGAGTTGGCTGAGGTTGGGAAAGCTATTATTAGCGAGGGGAAACCTTACAAGTACATTGCCATCGACACCATCACACAACTGGAAGTGTGGTGTGAGGAGGAGGCAAAGAAGATGTACCAGGAAACACCCATGGGTAAGAACTTCGATCCGCAGAACAAAGGTCTGTCGGTTCTTAGCTTGCCTCAGGGTGCTGGCTATCTATGGCTTCGTAAGGCTTTCATGAAGTGGTTCCACAGACTCTCGAAGCTTGCTGACCATGTCATCTTTGTCGGACACCTTAAGGATAAGTATCTGACCAAGAATGGTAAAGAAGTCAAGGCTAATGACCTGTCCTTGACCGGTAAGTTGCGTGAGATTACCTGTGCTAGCACCGATGCTATCGGTCTTGTGTACAGGGGAGAAGGAGTCACAAAGATTTCGTTTGACTCTACAAACGACGACACAGCAGGCTCTCGCTGTGAGCATCTACGAGGACTTGATGCTGAACTCGAGTGGGGCAAAATTTTTATTGATTAAAAAGATTCACAATGTCTATTGACGCAAGAGTAGATGTGACACCCGATGTCACACAGGAGCAGACACCCCAAACCTTGACAATCTCGCAGCTCGTATCACACATCAAAGAAGATGGTATGAGCCGTGACGAGATCCGTAAGAAGTACGGACTCACGATTGCTGAGGCGAAGGAGATCTTCTCACATCCTAAGTTGAAGGGTATCCGTGTAAAGAAGCATAAGGTTGTACGTGTACAGCTTATTGACGACACAGCAGTAGCACCGGAGAACCAAATTACATTGATGCAGCAGATTGCATCAGATCCACATACTGATAACCAAGACGAAAACAACGACTAATGGCTATTCAATCTAATTCCTCAGACGTACAAGTCTCAGGCGGTGGGGGTATCCCCCTGTTCACTGGTATTGCACCAGTACGTGTCCTTGCAGTCAACCCTAACCTGGGTGAGCTTGCATCAATCGGTGTCAACATGAAGACTGAGCCTAGCTACAGTGTAGACATGGGTGACAAGACTGGTAAGCTTGCATTCTGGGTACACAACGATGAGCACAACTTCAGCACTCGCTTGGAGATTCTCATCGGTAGTGAGCACAGAGCTGCATCTTCTACTGGTAAGTTCCAGATCACGAACAAGTACGGTCAGGTGACTTGGGCTGAGAAGCCTGATTCTTCCCCTGACTGGTTCAAGAATGAGGGTGTACGTCGCATGTACCCAGGCGAGGAGATCTTGATCAACTTCGTCAAGGCATGGGCCAACATCCCCAACGATGGTGAATGCTCATTTGATACTATCGATAACATCATGAAGGGTAACGTCGAAGAGTTGAAGTCTTTGGTTACTTCTCTCAAGGACAACAAGCTCCACGTGATGCTCGGTGTCAAGGACGGCAAGTATCAGCAAGTGTACAATCGCCACTTCGGTCGCTTGAAGCCACGCAGAGACCAGCTCTTTGTCAAGGCTTTGAATGACGAGTACGGTACGTTCAATGCTGAGTACAACTCTGACCTGCAGTTGCAGGCATATGTACCGGAGGTTGTAACACCTAACGAAGCAGAGCCAGCAGCTGAGACAGCTGATGATCTCTGGAGCTAAGTAATTAACGGGGGATCGGTAATAATTTTGAACCTAAATTTAACACCCATGAATCAGTGTTGGTGCAAGATGCTGCTGATCCCCCAATATTACCATGATACAGGCAAGAAGGAGCGAGGACATTCTAACCAAGGACGTATTGCTGTCCAAGGTATCTGAGTATCAGATATTCAAATACTTCTGTACACACTTCAACGATGTGGACAGGAAGTTCAAGAGTGATCTGCGTGAAGACAAGACACCTACAGTTTCTATTACTGCATTCCGTGGACGGTTGTGGTACAAAGACTTTGGGTATCCTGACCACAGCTTTGATTGCTTCGCTTATGTTGGTTACAAATACAATCTTAATTTCTATGAAACTCTTAAGTACATTGATAACTCTTTTGGTCTTGGGCTTTCTACTGGGATACGTGTTGATCGGCCTATACCAAAGGTGGAAAGCAGAAGATTCAAGGAGAAAGGAAAGGCGAACATACAAGTAAGAACCCGTCCTTGGTCTGTAGATGACGATAGATATTGGGGACAGTTCTGTATAGGTAAAAGGATTCTTCGTATATTCGACGTTCAACCTATTTCACATTACTGGATAAATGAACAACGTTTTACGTGCAATACTGTCAGCTATCGTTACCGCTTTGACTGCGGCTATAAAATTTATCGTCCGCTTGAAAGAGATTTTAAATGGAGTTCTAACGTGGGTGTACAATGCCTACAAGGCTATCGCCAACTTCCTGAAAATGGTGGGACTCTATTTCTCACAAGTTCCCTCAAGGATGTCATGTGTATGGCGATCCTTAAGTACCCATCCATTGCTTTACAATCAGAAATGCTTGTGCCAAGTGAAGGTACCATCAAAGAAGCGCAAGCGCGTTTCAAAGAAGTCATAGTCCTTTACGACAACGACTTTGATAACCCTCGCAACCCTGGCCAAACTATGGCTGCAAAGATTTGTAGCAAGTATGGACTTGACAACTTGGTTATTCCTTCTCATTATTGCAGTAAGGATATCTCTGATCTAATAAAGGATCATGGATTAGAAACAGCAAAGGATGTCATCAAGGGGAAGGAGAACAGGCACTCGTACATCAAGGAAGAAAGTACGGAACGCCAAGTCTAAGGAAGTAGACGGAATCAAGTTTAGGTCTCAGCTCGAGGCACACTGCTACAGACAACTCAGAGATGCTGGGATCAAGGCGGACTATGAGAAGAAGAAGTATGTTCTCATGGAAGGCTTTTACTACAGCAACCAGTCCTTCGAGGACAATGGTAAGACTGGGTATCAGGACAAGCAGAAGTACAAAGTACGAGACATCACATACACTCCTGACTTCGTAGACCCACAGGGTCGATGGGTGATAGAGTGTAAAGGCTATGCAAACGAACGCTTCCCACTCAAGTGGAAGATGTTCAAGAAACTGTTAATGGAACAGGACAACCCTCCTGTACTCTTCGTTCCGAGGAACCAGAAACAGAACATTGAAACAGTAAACAAAATTCTAGAACTAATAGCCCCTACAAAATAGGGGCTATTTTATTATGAGCATCAAGACAATTGGTAAGGCAGTGCAGAGCAACTCGGCTGGCTTACAAAAGCGGATCAACAAGTCCGCTGAGAAACTTGTCTTTGACGTTCTTCAATCCTCACAATACTCTACCCCGATACCTTCAACCGTACGTGAGCTGGTGACTAACGCCTGCGATTCACAACGTGAGAAAGAGATTGCGTTGGAGATATTGTCAGGCAAGAAGCAGGTCGAAGACTACTACATCAAACGCGATGACGATCAGTACAAAGATTCCAACTTTAACCCGGAATACTATGATCCTGAGTATCTTTGCCGCGACAACAACAGGGTTGTCATTACGTACAAAGAAAACGATGGTACAGGGTATTGTGATGTTTTTAGCGTTGTTGACTACGGCGTGGGTATTGGCGATTCGAGACTCGAAGGTTACCTCGAACTGGGATTCTCAACCAAGAGAAACACAGCAGAGAACTTTGGAGCCTTTGGACTAGGTGCCAAGGTCCCACTATCTACTGGGGTAGACTTCTACACCGTAGAGACAGCACACAACGGCAAGCTGTTCAAGATGAACTGCTATGCCTACAAGACGGACTTCCTGATTGGGAAGTTCCAGGCTGATGGTCAGATTGCTTTGAGTGATGGGACCACAGTCAATTACATCAATGTAAATTCAAAGAACTTCACGAAGATCTCATTCGGGGTCAAGCGGCACAACCGCACAAAGTTTATTGATGCAGTGCAGGATCAGCTGAACTACATCGACAACGTTGACGTGAAGTACATCTACGAAGATGGTCATGAGATGGATAGGAGTGTTCGGAGTGATGTCCTCTACAACTCTGACAACCTTATCGTCTCAGATACTTGGGCTTGGAGAAGGCCCCACATTGTCATGGTTAAATCCCCAGGAGCCACTACGGGAATCAACTATGGATATGTGGACTTCAAAGAGCTCGAGATGGAAAGCCTATGGGGTGCAGTGGGTATCAAATGCCCAGCACGTCAGGCTTATTTAGATGAGGATGGCAATGAGATCGTAATCCAGGACGGTGTCGAAGTCACTCCTTCGAGGGAAAAAGTTATATGGAATGAGCACACTAAGAACTACATCCAGGCTGCCATTGAGAGAGCATCTCAAGACGCTGCGGATGTGATTGGTGAGCAGTTAAATGAAAGCGACTTTCTTACTTGGATCAAGAAGTGCAGTGAGGTGATCTACAAGAACACCGGCAATGACAGTGTGCTTCGACAGCTAAGTGAGATGTTGGATAAGGAAAATATCAAACCAAAGTTCGGTGATACCGGAATAGTCTTTGCCTCTCCGCAGGGTATCCTCAAAGGCTACAAGGTTCGCAATGTCTCTAGGGTTTGGAAGAATGGAAACTATCAGATTGAACGAGAAGAAGTAGGATGGGGCCAAGTGAATTGGGACAACCTGTACTTCGTCAAAGGCAACCCTTCAGCCTCTAAGGACCTGTACCTTTTGCAGGAGGGAACCCTTACTCTCATTACAGAACATCAACCAACGAATATCTACAACGACCCTAAAGTACAAGCAAAGATTGATGCACTCAATCTCCATCGAGTTGCTAACTGGGAGTTGTTCAAGGATTCGCCCATGGTGAAGTTCGACTATGACGAGATAGAAGTACCAGAAGATTTCGCTTCGAGCCTGGAAAAGAAGGAACAAGAAGAAGGTCTGAAAGGCAGGTACCGCTTGATGACACCAGAAGAAAGACGCAGCTTTGCTAACGAGGTAGTACTCTACACTCTGCGACGTCCGTACGCTGGTGATGAAAGGTGGTGCAATAGCATCTCAGACTGGACATGGGACAAGGTTGAAGCACCACTACAGCTGATTCAGGACACTGACATAGAAACGTACTATGGCACCAGTGAAGATGAAGCCATGCTGAAGTTGGCTGCTACAATCTGCGCCCCTACTGTCCCTGCTTGGAATGATGTGTATCCTAGCATATCTCACTATCACCCGTTCTCTAACACGGATACTAGTATGGCCAATCAGAACCCTGCCTTTACAGAGTTCAAGCCACACCGGTTCCGCAATGATTACAATGGTGAGTGGATAAGCGGGGTAGATGGACCTGCTAGCAAAGTCACAGACATACAGCTGTTCAAAGTATCAGCTACACTGTCTAAGAAGCTTGCAGGGACTAACGCCAAGCACATCAGTGAATTCTTTTCCGTCCTACATGAAAACAAATGGAGTATGCACAGCAAAGTTCGAGAGTGGGTTACAGGATGTATGTTGCCTGAAGTACCCAACTGGTTTGAAAAGTTGAGAGAAGTCGATCCCAAGTACAAAGATGTAATGGTGAAGCTTCAGCCGTATGACAGATATCGCTACCACAGCAGATACTGGACCAACAGCGATGACGAATACAAAGAGATCATTGATCTCATGAAGAAGATGCACGAGTTGCAGACCTTCATGCTAGATGGTCACGATGAAGAAGCCATCGCTCAGAAGTCCATGGAGCTGTTCAAGGTAGCAGATGCAGATTGTACGATTGCTGAGGATGATATCCATATACTCGGTGAGTACTTGAACGAGTTCCTTGAGCCACTATATCCACTCTTCGATCGCATCAACTTCCCTTATCATCATCACAGTGATGATGATGCTAAGTTCTGGAAGGAGATTCGTGTGTACCTTGAGATGAAAAACAGACACAATTTTGAACCACCACTATGATCTCTATCAATGTAATAGGTGAGATGGTATCCGGTAGCTATGGTAACACCCCATACTCTCGTCGCTACGAGAAGGATATCTATGAGCAGATGGTTAAGCTTGCTGATCAAGCTGAACAAGCTGCCACAGTGGAGGAATACAACAAGATACTCGCTGAGTTCTCGTTGCTAACTGCAGAGGACCTTAGGTCTAGACATCACATTGCAGACATTGCAGGTGATATCTACATATCTAAGGATGCCGCTGGTAGATATTTCATGGAGCTGACTGACGGGTATCTTCTCGATACCCCGATGCCAGAGTCTTTGGTTGACAGAATACTGGACTCGTTCGATACGGGTACAGATACTGCACCACTGGCTAAGCTCTGGTTGAGATGGCTACGTAATCCTATACTTCGCAAGAAGTCAAAGGAGGGCAAGGGAGATGATTTCTCTCGCCGCTTCTTTGAATTTATCGACATGAAGTACGTGCATCCTACGCTCAAGAAAGAGTTGATGGAGGAGCACGGACTGAGTGAAGAGCTCGCTGAGAAACGAGCAACCATGTATCAAGTCAAGATCACCAAGGAAGGTCTGGTCAATGCGTTCAAGGTTTCGAGAGAAGTCTTGACGAAGTACGACACTGAGACTGGGGAAGAAGTTCCTCGCTATCAGCGTACGTTCAACCCAGACACTGGTGAGATTGATAACGATGGCAAGCCTGAGCATGTAGAAGACAGACTGTTCGAGCCCTCTATTATGGGTAAGGGTGGTGATGCATTCTACTGCGAAGGAGCCAATGGGTATGACAGCCCACAGCACTTCATCAGAGTTGGTTGTGTACACAGACTCCCGTCATGGGATATGGTGAACACCAACGATGACAGAAGCTGTGTGCCTGGATTGCACGTTGGTGGCCTGAAGTATATCGCTTGGTACACTGGTGAGATTCACAATGTTTTTGTAGACCCAATGCACGTTGGTGCTGTCCCTGATTCAGAGGATGGTGCTATCCGTTGTCTTCAGTATTTCGTACACTCTAGCCTTGTTGGGGTGAACGGTAGTATGTATCACTCCTCCAAGTACGCTGAGCTCACCAACGAGCAGTGGGAGGAGATGAAGGATGAGATAATAGATAAGTTCAACAAGAAAGCTGACAAGGTTGGGGAAATAAAGATGTTGTGATATGAGCAACATCGAGAGACTGCCCAGGGATGGGAACATATGTCTGATAGATGCTGACTCTCTGCTGTACTATGAGATGGATAAGCCTACGTTAGAGGAGGCTGTCTATGGAATAGATGAACGGATCGGTACGATGCTATACGAATGCAACACATCGCAATTCGCTGGCTTTCTTACTGATGGGAAGTGCTTTCGGTACAAGGTTACGGCTGACTACAAAGGCAACCGTAAAGGAAAATCGAAGCCTCCCACGTTCTATGCACTGCGAGAGTATCTCAAACAGCATTATGGTTTTTGGGGTGTGCCCGCACTTGAAGCAGATGACCTGGTTAGCTATTACTCGTACACGGACAAGCGTAGTACGATCATATGCTCACCAGACAAAGACGTTCTGTATCAATGTGTAGGCATGCACTACAACTATCAGAAGGCACATTTCCTACATACCTCACCCGATGAAGCACTGAAGTTCCTATGGAAACAAGTGTTAATGGGAGACAGTACTGACAACATCCAAGGTATTCCGGGTGTTGGGGATAAGACCTCTACGAATTGGTTGAAGAATAGAACCAAAGACTTCGAAGGCTTTGCCTTGAAGAAGTACGTAGAGAAGTTCGGTATGGTGGAAGGCATCATGAAGTTTCATGAAACGTTCAAACTTGTTTATCTTTTGAAGTCAAGTGATGATCTAGTTCGTGAGACTGGTATGATGCTACCACCTCTTACAGTTCAAACCCTAACCAAAGAAGAAGACCTATGGTAAAATGTCAGGACATACAATTCACCCCTATTAGTGGGAGGACTGTACGTTTGACTGGGGATCTCTCTAAGTGTAATACAGAGAAGATTCACAACGTTATTACCTCTCTGACTTGCAACTATCCTGAATGTGATTACACGGTGAACCTTGGTGATACGATACGACCACGTAGCAAATCACCATACCGTGTCAATCTTATTCGACCGGGGGTAGATACAGGTAAGACTGTATGCTATGACCTATCAACAGCTAGGCTCACAGACAGCAGCATCTTCGTTCTACCGATGATGGGTATGAACAGGACGCTAATGCTGTGGGACTCACTGTTTGTCAATGCATTCATTGGTACGGAGAATGACAAGGATTGTATTGCAATCCTCTATCGTTTCTCTGGTGAACCTAAGTTCGCAAAGTTTGAATCTGCTTTGTGTTCGTTCAGAAATTTTAGAAAGCGTGAGGACCCAGATCCTTATCACGTTTTGTTTGTGTTCGATGTTCCTGAAGATGCTAAGTCATCATACGATGCATACGTACAGGGAAAATATTCAATGATTGATGATATATGGAAGCTAAGAATACTAGAGTTTCATGACTTCGACATCGATGGACACACTGGGAAGATTCTGTTTCAGTCACCTAGTCTAAGGACTCAGCTGGAGGACAAGCTTGATGTAGTGCTGCCTAAGAATGCAGAGCTACACAGCAGGCCAGACCTACAGTTTGAGGTTTACGACAGGACGTACTACAGTCCCAGAAAACCTACTATATGAACGACAATATGAAGAATAAGCTTGGGGACTGGTGGCCGGTCCTCAAGCCAATATTTGATTCACAAAGGTTTATGACTCTGCGTCAAGCTCTTAAGCAGGAATACGCTTCAGGTCACGTTTACCCATCTCCGGGTAATGTGTTCCGTGCTTTTGAGCTTACGCAGTTTCATGACCTGCGTGTAGTGATACTAGGGCAAGACCCTTATCACAATGGAATAGCAACTGGCCTAGCCTTTGCCACCAACAATGGGAGTATGAGCCCCAGCCTGAGACACATAGTAAAAGAGCTATACGATAGCTACGGAGTGGATGTAGATAAAAACTTCGACACTAGTCTTGAGCATTGGGCACGTCAGGGTGTGCTTCTCCTGAATACGTCATTGACTGTTCGGGAGAAGTCCCCTAATTCTCACAAGAAAATATGGGATGGGTTTACCCTTCAGGTAATCAAACGCATCATCGCCAACCACAAGAACATTGTGTTCGTAGCGTGGGGCAAGGATGCTGCAAACCTGATGACAAAAGCCATGATACCAAAAGAAGAACCGCTGTCTATGTCCCTCTTCCCAGAGGAGGCTGAGGCATCACACTACCTGCTAACTGCACCGCATCCTGCGGCTGAAGCATACTCAGGTGGTAAAGCAGGTTTCTTTGGTTGCAATCATTTCCTAAAGATAAATCAGTATCTTGAGGACCCTATTGACTTTCTAAACACCATTAAAGATGAGCGACGGCATTTGGTTCCAGGATGAAGCATCTGGATATTTTAAAGCATCCACTACTACTAGCAAACCATTCAAGGCAAGTACTGAGAAAGAAAAACTTGATACGATAGACGAAGTTCGTTATATTCTGCAAGGCATCTTAGAACTGCTTGAGGAGAAGAATAAAGCCTACGGAGATTCTGCACTGAACCCGATTAGATTGTTCTCCCGAGTAGATGCAGTCGAGTCGCTTTGCGTCCGGATAGATGACAAGCTGAATCGAATCAAGAACAAAGGTATCACTCCTGATACCGAGGACTCGATACAAGATTTGATTGGATATCTAGTACTGCTTCAAATAGCAAGAAACAGAAAGGGGGCGTGAGCCCCCTTTTTTTCGCGCCATCTTAGTCGAACCAACGTAACTTCTCTTCCACCGATGCTGCTCCCCTATCTGTGAGGAAGCTTGTCTGGTACCCGTTCAATACTGGGACGACCTTCTTGATCTGATTCAGAACCTTTCTGTCTCCCTTCTCTGCGGTACCTGTTCTTCTCTGGTAGAAGATGTCATCTGCATCAGTGACACCCATCGCATACCCAGGCTCCTTGAGTAGGAGCTGGTCTGCCAAGTCTGCGTACTTCTCAATCCAGTTCAGTGTAGCCATTGGTGCTTGAGCCATGTTCAAGAATTCACCGAGTCTCACAAACTGTGTAAGTTCCGAGTGCAATCTACGAGCCTGGTACGCACTGTATGCAAGCAGGTAGTTGTCCTCGTTCTCATCATCATCGAGCATTGCATTGAGCACCCCATAGATTGCGTACGATGAGACAGCAAGTGCTGCGTCGTACATCACACGTCTCATGTTCTGCTTGTCTGTATCAGTCATCATCTGATATGCACTCACAAACCCACCAGCGTCTGACACATTCTTGAAGTAACCCATCAAGCTATTGTAGGCACCTCTTGTGATATCCCCAAGCTCGTAGTCAACATGATAGGATGAGCCATGCCCGAACCTCTTACGCAGTCCAGGGACAAAGTAGTTGCGGAACAGAAGCACAAGCTTACCAAGTGCTCGTCTGTTACCCATGGATCTATCGTGGCTACCCTTGATCTGGTTGGCTCTCTTGTTGATGCCGTGCAGCTTACCAATCACTTGGTTCTTTGTCACGTTTGCAACACGTGGGTCAATCACCAACATGCCCTTGCTATCTTCAGTAAGCATGTCCCAGAGATCAGCCTCTTGTCCTTGCTCGTTCAGTAGGACGTTGCCGTCTTTGTCCTTGAGCTTACCCTTGTAGCTTCTGAGCAGTGCCAGCATTCTAGTACCAGTTGACTGGTGTTCCACAGCATGCTGCAGTGCAAATGCCACATCACTTTGTATCAACTTCTTAAGTCTGCTACCAGTAACCTTCTGACCTGCAGTGTCAGTCACCTCGTTCAGTGCATCAAACATCATCATGGCTTGACCGAGCTTGGACTTTGCTACGAATGCCCCAACATCACTGAGTGCACCCTTGTTTGCAGCATATGTTGCAGCAGCCCATGCGAAGTCTGCCTTCCCAAAGAACTGCCCAGCTACTGCCTCCTCACTACCCATCAGGTTATCAAGGATGAACTGGTTACCAATCTGCAGTGTGTTGAATGCAAGGTTGGTGACAGCTGTAAACGCTGCAGCCTTGCCTGAGAGCTTGGACATGTTCATCCCAAGGATAGATCCCTCATCAAGATCAAGCTGACCATAGAATACAGAGTCAACAAACTCCTTCAGGTGCTTGTAGTTTCTGTTGTTGCGTGGGTCTTCCTCAACAACTCCTTCCTCCACACCACGTGCCATCTGAGATACCTTGTCGATGATGGGTATACCAGTAGCATCCAGTGGGATGGTCTTACGCTGCTCGTGTATGGTGAGCATAGCCTCCACCAGTCCTACAGTCTTTGACTTCTCCTGGAACAGGTTAGCCATGTGTACAAACTGAGACATGCTAGCAGCAACATCTCTAGACACATTCTTGGCATCTACCCTGTTGGTGTAGAAGCGAGGTATTGACTTTGTTCTTTCTCCATCCTGGTCAGTCATCATACCGAACTGAGTATCCGTATCCAGTCTCTGGAAGTCAGACTTAACTTCTTGAACCAGATCCTTCCAACCCTCTTGCTGCAGTGATGCAAGTCTGTCCTTACGCACTGAAGGCATGATGTATGACATCGTATCCCATGAGTCTACGAACAGCTGGCTGTTACCAATCTGCTTCTGTGCAGCTCTGTAGGTCTCGATAATGAAGTCGTAGTACTCCTTGAGCTCTGGGGTGTTCTGTATCCGCTCGTACTTCTCGCTGGCATACATTCTGTTCCCGTTCTCGTCGTACTTCTTAGGTACAGCAAGGTCACCCATTGCTACACCAGTAGCAGTGTAGGACTCAGACTTCTTTGTCCTGAGTTCCTCGAGCTCCGTGTACATGATGTTCTTCTTGTCACGGTCCTCCTCTACTTCGATGCGTGCCTTGAGTACTGCTATTCTAGTATCCAGCTTCTCAAGTATACCATCGATACCTTCTACAGGTTCTGTGTTCTCCTTGTACCACACAATCCTTTCCTTTCTGTAGTCCTTGTACGCCTGACTCCAAGTTCTACCTGAGTCCAGGTTCTCGTACTTCCACTTCATGAACTCCTCTCTGTCCTCTGGAATCTTGTACTTCTTCTTCAGTCTATCATTCAAGTCTTCGACTGCCTTGTAGAACTTCTGAGTATCGTACTCAGACACAAGTGACAGCATCTCCATCCCGTCAATGGTCACAGTAGTCAAGAGTGGTTCGTTGAACTTGGCTTCATTGAAGTCACTGCCCATGTACTCCTTGATCTTGTCGTACTTCTCTTCGAGTCTGAACAAGAATCCTCTTGTGTTGTCTGTAGCGTTGTTGATTGAATCCTTCAGCGCCATAGAGAACAGCTGTAGGTTGGCCTCACTTGAGTAGATCATTGGGTCCATGTAGTGAGAGAACCAGCTCTTGCTCTTGTGTGCATCACGCATCTCTTGAACCAGCTGCTCACGACCTATGCGCTTCTTCTTCAGCTCTTCAATCTTTACCTCAAGCACTGCATCTGCAAACTCTTGGTTGGTGATCTCTCTCCTACGAAGCTGACCTCTAAGCTTCAGGTACTCAGGGTTTCTCTGCAGGAATGCAAATCTCCCAAACCCACTGATGTCCTTGTTGTCACGTACCTGCTTGATCAGTGCGTCAATCTTGTCGTTGATCCCATTGTCAGCACTGGTAAGCAAGATGTCTGCCTGCAGTGGGTAGATTATATCCAGGTACTCGTCGTTCAAATCCTTCAAGTCATCGATGCTATCTGCAAGATCATCGAGCACTGCCCTGACGTTGCCTTCAGCATCATCAATCTCACCATTCTTGTCCAGTCTGCGGAGCAGCTTTCTAATCTTGGTGACAGTAGACTTGTCATCCACAGTATTGTACAAGCTGTCGATAGTCATCTTCATCTCACCGATCTGTCTCAGCAGCTCAAGCTTCTCATCACGAGACATGGTATCAGATTCCATCTTGCTCTTGGCGTCTTCCATGAGAACGAACAGCTTGTCTACCCTTGCGATGACGTAATCGTTGAAGTCAAAGAATGACTCGAGCATGTCCTCACGCTCTTGAATCTTGCGGATGTTTCTCTCCAGAGTTTTGATCTCACGGAGTCTCTCCTGGTTTAGCTCTGACTCTGGTTGGTTCTGTAGTCTACGCTTCTGTCTGGTCAGAGACTTCAGTGTAGACTCAGTCACTTCCTTCAGCTCGTCTCTCAGATCTCTAGACCTCTGCAGCTTTTTGTTAAACTCACCGCTCAGTCTTTCTCTGCGTATCTCCCCACCAAACATCTGATCTGCAAGTACAGCAGCTGCATTGGGTTCTACCCCGAAGAGCTTACCTATTGCACGCATGATCTTGTTGACCAACCGCTGTAGCTTGGATGGGTTCTTGCGTTCAAGCTTTGCACCCTCCAATCCTATTGCAGTTACAAGCACCTCCTTACCAAGCTCAAGTCCTTCAAGCTCTGGGTACTTGGCTGCAACTGTACGTGACAGTGTTGGGTCAGCCTTGACTACTTGCTGTACGTACTTTCTAACCTCTGCCTCAGGCAACATGTCTACAAGGATGTGCCCAAACTCGTGGTACACAGTATCCTCCTCCATCTGCTCTGGATCAAACGTAATCACATTGCCTTCTACCTGACCTTTAACACCGATTGGGAGTTCTCCTTGCTGGACAACAACATCAATCCCTGCATCAGCAAACACCTGGCTAAGTCTATCGATCTTGGCTTGTGCACCTACTGGTGTTTCTCTCTGGGTCATGCTGATTCTTGACTGGCTTGCGCCTGGGGAATCAATGCCCTGTGCAGGTGATGGTTGTCTACCATGTATCAGGCTTCTGTTGAGCTTCTCCCCAGTGGCAGCATTGCGTATGTTCGCTTCATAGAACATATACTGCTTGCCCTTGGTGTTACGCATCACGTATCTATCCCCCTCAAGCTCAAACAAGTATCTCTCTTTGCCTGCCTTGACTACCATGTAAGCAGACGTCCTATCCCCTCTAGGTATTCCATTCTTTCTGTAGCCTGATATTGTACCAGGTGCAGCGTCGAATACTTCTTTGACGAGCATCTCCTTCCCAATCCTGTGAGTACCATAGCTAGCCATAAACTCCTCAGTGAACCCTATCTGGTGCAGGTAGTCTGAACCTGAGTCAAGGTTCTTCATCTCCTGATTGAGATGCGTAGCAACCCCCAGTCTTTCAAACATGCTGACTGGGATGAGGTCGAAGGCTGCGTATGGTCCTGGTGCAAACCCTGATGTCACAATCATGTTGGTGAACAGAGCGTTGGAGAACTCTCGGTACTTGCCGCTAGCAACCATGCCTTCCATGGTAGCAGTCCACATGTCTTTCTCCAGTGTAGTTCTGACCTTGGATGGGTCTACTCTGAGGTAGGTGTAAGTTGTCCCATCCTCCAAAGGCTCAGTCACAACCTCAAGGCTATCCAATACCATGTTGGGTCTACCTTCGTTGACCTCCTTTGCCTGATTGAGTACAGTAGCTACTGCCCCATTGAGGAACAGTGACTCTACGTAGGTATCATCAAGCAGACCACTCTCGAATATTGGGGACCCCGGCTTGGTAACCAAGTAGTGCAGTATCGCACGGTTGATGTCTCTGTGCTGCTTCTCATTGAAGGATGCCTGACTTCTACCTATCACGCTCTTGAGTCTGTCCTTGAACTGACTAACAGCAGGCTGTACTCCGATAAACCCAACTCTTCTCCCAACGTCAAGTGACTGTGCAATTGCAGTGTAGTATGCCTTGACGATTGGGTATGCATCACCTTCAGTAACCTGCTTCAATGCTTCCGAACCTCCAAAGGTTGTACCCTCCAAACTTCTAGCTCTATCCAAGAGAGCCAAGTGCTGAGCTGTAGTACCAGCTTTGTCGATTGCATCTGGAGTCAACAGCTTGTACAGGTTGGATACTCCTTGCGCCTCCTCTACGATAGTAGACAGGATACCCAAGTAGTTGTTCTCCTCCTGTGGAGTAAGAACTCTCTCACCCCTAGCAACGTCCATCATGTCTGAGCTGTCAAGAACCAGAGCTTTGGCTGGGTCAACATCCAAACTACCGAGGTACATGTTGAGAGATACTCCCTTGTCCATTGCATTCTTTACAGTACTACGGACGATAGGCACATTCAAGAATGCTACTGCTTGTGTTGGGGTCATACCCATAGACAGCATGTAGGTAGTCAGGTCAGCAGTGAGTGCGTTGTCATTGATCTGATCCTGCAGTGGGTCCTTCACCGAGTCAACTGCTGCAGACAAGTACTGCGACATGTATTGGTCTGTGTACTTGCCGGTAAATGGTGACTTCTCTGTAAGTCTATCAAGTGTGACACCATCCACAATCAACTCTCTGCCTGGGGATGACTTGAACTCTACACCACTAGCCAGCGCTACGTTTCTACCAGCAATTGCATTTGCATATGCACCACGCAGAACACCGCTAAGCATGTTGGCTATACCAGTATCTATTCTTTCGACTGGGCTATTGATGTCAATCACAGGCTTACCACCCTCCCACTTCTGTGTCTCTTCATTGAAGTCACCAAGCAGTCTAGCTCTAGCATCCTGTATGTCTGATATCTCAACACCCCCAAGTATCTCATCGAGGTGTGCAACGTTTGTACCAACAGCTGCGAATGTCTCGAAGATCATGTTGTTGAGCTGCTTCTCAGTCATGGTGGCAGGGTCCTGATTCACATCAAACTGTACCCTCTTACCGTTCTCAAGTTCTGGGAAGATGACGAAGAGCTTGTCAATGTCGAAGTCACTACCCATCATTGTAGTGATACCAGCAGGAACTCTTACAGATGTAACAGCTGACTCTGGGAGCAGTCTACGGATCTTCATCACAAGCATGGATGACTTACCCTGCTGTGGAATACGATACCCGAGCAGTCTCTGCACCTCCTTGTTGATCTCTTCAATGGGCTGATTGATATCCACACCCATAGCTCTAAGCACTGCAGGGTGTATGTCTACCTCTGCCTCTACAATGTTCTTACCTTCTATTGAGTAGAATGCCAAGTCATTGCCTTCTTCAAGCTCCCCAAACTCAGCAAACTGTACCATCTCCTGACCTGCAAGCTTCTGCTGATACACCTCTGTGCGGAACAAGCCAAGCAAGAGTTGATCAAGCTTAGAGTGAACTGATGGGAATGACAGCGGGAGACGTGTAGTCAGGTTACCATCTGCATCCTTTGTAAGCTGAAGCGAGTCAAGGAAGTTCTGTGTATAGTCCTTCTCAACACCAAGGTCCTGCATCTTCTTACGCAGCTTTGGGAGCATGTCTTCTACAGCCTTCTGACGCTCTGCAGTACGAGGCTCTGTCTCAAGAACCTTGTCATACCCAAGCTCCCTGAAGATGCGCTGCTTGTTGAGTTCAAGCTTGGCAGTCAATGCATTCTGATAGTTCCTCTTTAGCTCTGATCCCTTGATCTTCTTGCCATTGAACATGTAGTCAGTGCCATCATTGATGTTTGCTATCATGTTCTTACGAGGCTGTCTGCCGAAGGTCATCAAGTCCTTGTAA